GAACGCGTCGCGGAAGGCGTCCCGTGCTTCGGAATCGAGGGCATTGAGTCTGGTCACGGTCAGCCCGTGCGCTTCCTTCCAAAGCCGCCACACGGTGCCGCTGTCCGGCGCCCGCAATACCGTACTCGCGTGCTCGAACCGTAAATCGAATTCGGGCTCCAGAAGCTCCTTCATGCGCGCCTCGTTGCCCACGATCTTGGCGGCGTCATACGCCTCGCGATACACGGCCTCGATTTGCTGCACCGACTCGAACAGCAGATCGCGGAAGTCCCACCGCGTATCTGATCCGAGCCGGAACAGCCGGTAGGTCGCAACATCCTCATGGAACAGGATCATGGTATCCAGGCTCTGCGCCCAGGTGATCACGTCGATCTGCGCGGCAGTGTGCGGGATACGGGCGGAAGCGAGATAGGCTTGCGTCGATTCCTTGTAGATATCGACATTCCCCCCCGTGAAAACCATCGCGTATTCGGTGTCAATCGAGAATGAAAACGGCAGCAGGCTTGCGTCGACCAGCGCACCCTCGGTGTAGATTCTGATCTGCGCCAGGAACGCCCCGGCCGAAGTGCCGGAGCTGCGCCTGATCCGCCAGTAGCGCGGCGATCCGAAGTTTTCGCCCGGAGTGCTGGCGACGCGCCCGGAATAGGCAGTTGCAGAATCAAATGTGAGCGTGCCGGCAGTCGTGTAGGCCACATCGTCAGTGGAATACTGGACCTCGAAAACCTGAGTTTCCGCCGCCGAGAGCCGGGCCAGGATCATATCGAAGGCGACCTGGTTCCCGGCCGGCACCGACCCGTAATCGAGCGTATAGACCACTTCATCCGGCGCGGCGTAGGCTCCCAGAGTAACCTCGGTTGTCTCGTCGTCGTCGATCCCGTTGCCGGCGTCCGAGCCGAGCGGGGCTGTTACCGCCTTGCCGGTAATGTCGAGCTCGCTCAGCGGACCCCGGCCGAGACCCACCACCGCCCATCCGCCTCGACCGACGCCGCCGCCCTGCGGCTGGGGCACCACGTTTTCCAGGTGCTGCGCCCCGGCGAAATACATCGGAGTATCCTCGCGCGCCGCCAGCTTCGGATCGAGCTCGCCGCTGGTCAGATTGGTTTGAATGGGATGCAGGCGCGCCACGGGTTACCCCCACCGCGACAGGAGAATCGGGTCGGTGTAGTCGAGTAGTGACTGGTCCGGGTCGCTGGCGCGGTCCTCCTGCATCGCCTCGCGGAACATGCCGCCCCGGAAATGGTCGGACTCGGTGCCGAAGGCGAGGAGCTTGAACCGATCGGTCAGGGTCTTTTGCTGGGTGATCGGCTCGGCGATCTCGGCCGCGAAAGCGTGCGCGGCGAAGCGCGCGAAGGTCTCGGGCCAAAGCGTCTCATCCTGGCGCTTGGTGTAGAGGCACCACAGCGCTGTGTGGTTGGTCTCGACCCGAGCCCCGATCAGCTCGTAATCGGTCGTCGGCGCGGCATTGAGGGAGTCTGTCGAGTAGAACGCCAGCGGCGCGCCGACTCGATCGGTGTTGAGCACAGGCAGATCAAACGATCCGCTCCATTGATTGATTGGAGCCGAACCGGCGACCAGGGCGACTCGAGTGCGGGCGAAGCGCCACTTGAACTTGCCGAACAGCGAGACGATCAGCGGCTCATATAGCCCATTGGCAATGATCGATGTGTCGTCGGTCCCGGCGAGGCTGGCGATTTTCTCCTCTCCGAGGAGCACAAGGGCCCGGTTGGCAATTTCAAGATTGTCCGCTGGCATCTATCCGGCCCCTTGTGAAAGGGGCCGGGCCCTGCGACCCGGCCCCAGTGCCTGCCCGTCTGGAAACGGGATTACGCGAAGGCGTCGACGGCCGCGATGACGACCACATTGGCCGCCGAGATCGACGCGACATGCGCGTCGAAGTCGGCGTCGGAGGCGTGGATCATAATCCTGTCGCCGACCGCCAACAGGCCGGCGGCTCCGTCGAAGTAGCTGGCACCCTTGACGGTCGCCTTGGTGTCGGTTGCGGTGTGATATGTCCACAGCTTGGCACCCTTGGCGGCGTGGGCGGTTTCCATAGTCTGGATCGTGAGGGCCATTGGCCGGTCTCCTTTCGGTTGTCTGTCCGAGGCCGGCCCCGTTGCCGGGGCCGCGCCGGATTACGCCACTTCGCGAGTGGTGATTTCGACGATGCCGAGGGCGTCGATATCGACCGCACCCGCCTGGAACATGCCGTTGGCCAGCCAGGAGGTTTTCTGCGGAACGTAGTTGACCTCCGTGCGCTCGTCCATCGAGATCGCCATGCCCATCGAGCTCTTGGCGAAGGCGAAGTTGGTCCGGTCGAGCGACGCGATGGTAAGCCCGCCCTCCGTCCGGCTCGCAATCCACTTGAAGTTGAAGTTCACGAGCTGGTTGACCTCGCCGTTGACCAGGGCGCGGACCGGCTGGAAGTCAACGGAAGTAACCTCGGTGTCGGCCAGCAGCGCCTCCTTGCCGTTGTAGGAGCCGGCAAACGTGCGCTCCTCCTCCTCATCGATGCCCTGCGATCCGAGCAGGCGGTCGGCCCGGCGAATCTTGTCCATGTTGAGATCGGTGTCGGTGCCGCCCACGTCGTTGTCGACGGTCAGCGTCGAGCTGGCGGCCTCCAGGGCGTCGATGATAATCTGATCGCGGCGGCGCTTGATCGCCTTGGCGATGGCGACCGCCAGGGCGGATTGTTCGTCGAAGTTGACGGCGGCCTGGTCGAAAATATCGGTATATTCGGCCGCGTTCCAGCCGACCAGAGTCGCGGTCCGGTTGGTATGCACGAGATTCATGGGAATCACGTCGGCCTGAGTGATCCGCTGCGTCGCCAGGCCAGCGCCGAGCTTGGGGAAGCGATAGGTCGAGCCGACAACGCCGGTTCGCACCTGGACCGAATCCGCGAGCTTGGAGCCTTCCTGGTAGGCGTGCTTGATCATCGAGTCGAACGCGGCGATGGCGGCTGCGCTGAGGGATTTGGACATTGCCCGGTTCTCCTAGGTTGCTATCAGGGGTTTTGACCGATAGCCCGGAGGAGAAGGGTCCGAGGATAGCCCGCCTCTAGGGTCTGCGTCCAGTGGGCGGGCCCGCCCAAATCCGCCAAAGAGGAGCGCGGGCCCGCCGCAATCGGGAATATGCCGAACCTCGCACACAAAAACAAGCCCCGCCGAGAGGGGACGCGGCGGGGCTTGCCGATGGCGGCATGGCGCTGGAGTTAGGACGCCATTGCCGCCGCCTGCCTGGAGTCGCTCGCCGGCTGTTCGCCGAACGTGCGCTTGAACAGCCCCGCGACTCGTTTAAGCTCGGCAGTTTTCTCCGCGCCGTCCGGCATCGAAAGGGCCTTGGAGTGGAGCGCGACAACTTCCTGGGAGGTGTAGTGACCCTCGCCCCGGTCGCCCTCCAGCGGAACCGGCTTGAAGCCGGCGAGATCGGTGAGAACCCGGTGCATTAGCAGCGACGATCTGGCGGTGCCGAACATCACCCGCCACTCGCTCCGGTCCTCGTCGGTTACCAGCCCGAGGCCCTTAAGCCGGTCGAAATACTGGTCAACCCCGCTCACGACCTCTTTTGCCGCCTTCTCCGACCCCATCAGCTTGGTCAGCTCCGCCATCTCGCTCTGGCCGCTGATTCTGGTCGCCTCGTCGTCGGAAATCAGCATCCCGGCGTTGCCGCCCTCCTGCATGAACTCGCGAACGAAGGTATCGAACTGGCCCTGCCCCATCTTCGCCTTCAACGCGGCGGAGCGGACAATCTCCATTACGTCGCCCGCGTCGTCGCCGTTGACCGCCAGGGCAATCAGGTCGTCGTCGCCGGCGGCCTCGATCTTGTAGCCGTCCGCCGCATCTGGAATGTCGGCCGCGTCCTTGTGCTTGCCCTTCGATATCTCGCGCCTCAGATCATTGTGGCGCGCCAGCAGCGCGTCGATGGTTTCCTTGTCGGTCTTACCGAGCACCCCATCGGGGAGCTTGCCGGGATCGTAGGGCGCAGCGCCGCCCTTGTCGTCGCCCTTGTCGTCGCCCTCGCCCTTCGCTGCCGCCTCGGCCGCAAGCCGCGCGGCCTCCGCCTCGGCGTCGGCTCCGGCCGGCTTGTCGGCATGATCGAGAATGGAGGAATCGTCGCCACCATCACCCGCCGCGTCGCCGCCACCCTCGCCCCCGGGCGAGCGGAAAATGGTCGGATCGATCCAGTGACGGGGCCTCATTTGTTGCCCTCCGGCTTAACCGGCGGGTGCATCGTGCGCTGGATGAGCTGGTGAAACTCGCCTGCAACCCTGCGGAATCCGGCGGTCGCCGGGTGCGGCGTGGGCGGATCACCCTCGACCTGCAGGAAGCGGTCGAGATCGGCGCAGCCTTCGCGCACCGCCTTGGCGATCGAGTCGGCGGCGGCGGCGATCCGGCGGGTGTTGCGCAAGCGCGTATCGGCAAGCGGCGGCTCCGGCGGGGCGCGCTTCAGGGTCGGCTCGTCGCTCGGGTCAAGTCGACTCCGGTAATCCTCGACCATCTCGATAAGCTCGGCCTTGGTGTATTTGCGCAAGTCCGCGTGCATAGTTTCGCCCGTGTCTGTCGTGTCTGTCATGCTGCGACTCCCTCATGGGCACGCTGGCCGGCGTGCATCTGGTCGATGATGTGCTGGACAACCGAATTTTGTCCTTCGCGATAGTATCCGTGCTCGGCCCCTTGGTTCGGGTCCCATGTCGGCGACAGAATGGTCATCGCCGCAAGCTGGGTGAGCACTTTCTGACCGAGCGGCGAGCCGAACAGCGCCGCAAATTCGCCCGCATCGGCGGCGATTGCCTTTGGCGCCGTTGGCCCGCCCTCCGCGCCAAGGTGCCCGGCCAGGTCGCCAAGCCGATCCTGGAGCATCTTGGAAAGGCCGGATGGTGAAAAGTCGGTTTCGGTCATGCGGCAAGGTCTCCCTGCGCCTGGCGCGGCGGTATGGTCTCGTTGGCCGGCTGGCTCTCGATCTGTTGCTGCGCCATCGCCTGGAGCTTGCCGAGCATTTTCTTTTGTTCGGCCGGAGCGCGAACCAGTTTTTGCGGCACGCCAAGGGCATTGGCGATGTGGCCATAAATCTCCTCGGCCATGACCGTGACCAGAAGCGCCTCTTTGCCCCCGGTTCCGATGATAATCTCCAGCCACTGGACGATTTGCTCGACCTCGGCGAACGCCTGCGCCCGCGCGACCTGACTCGAGACCCGAACCCGAATGACGAATTGATCAATGTCGAAGTTGGTTTTGATCACGCCGCGCCGGCCGAGGATATCGACCAGGCGCTGAACCAGGGGCTGCACGAACTCCGAAACGATACGCCCGTAAACGCCCCCGAGGTCGACCGCCTGCTGCCGCATTCGTTGCACGATCTCGGTGGCGCTGCGCACCGCGCCCGCCTGTGGCGGCAGGCCATCGTCAAACAGCCCCGCCTTGATAGACGAGCGCAACTGTTCGACCAGCGCCTGCGCGAAGTCCATCCGAACATCGGGGCTGTCGAGACGCGCCAGGCTCGGCCCCTGCGGGCCGCCGTTGCGCCGCACCTTGATAATGGTGCCGGGACGGAGCCGGATCGTGTTCTCGTTGATCGCGTCGTCGTCGCTCGTGTAAATGCCCAGGAGCTGCATCGTCGCCGCGCGCATGGCAATTTCAACAATGGTGTTGAGAGTGCGGATATCGGGCATCGCCGTCAGCAACTGACCCCGGCCGAGCACTTCGCCGGCGACCTTGGTGTTTCTCGGTGTCAGCCAGCGCGACGTTCTTTCCTGGCGCTCGACCAGCCGGGCCTCCTCCGCGCCTTTCTTGGCGAAAACCTCGTAACGATAGCGCCCCTTGTCCTCGTCGTAGTCGCGATAAGTGATCTCGAACAGCTCGACTTCTTCCTCGGGCCGGTTCGCGATGCGCCGCGCCAAGCCCTCGGGAATCTCGGCGTCGGGCCAGCTTAACTTGATCGAGCGACCAGGAATCTTGAATCGGCGATGCCAAGTATCAACCGAGCCGTTCGGCCCTTCCTCGATCATAAATTCCGAGAGCGGCACTGACCGAAAGATCGCGAGCGGCCCAAATGGGTCCGTGCTGCCGTCGATCGTCATGGCGCCCGTCGAATAGAGCCAATCGATCCACATTTCCTGCGCGGCGGAAGCGAAATCGCCCATCTGGACCAGCGCATTGCATTGCTTCGCCAGCCCTTGGAGCTCTATTCGGAGATTGTGTAACTGGTCAGGCGGCAGGCCAAACTCGGCCGCCGGCCCGGGTTCCAGCACGATCCAATCCTCGAATGCCGGGTGCAGCCCCATCATCTGGTTGGCGCCCCTGATCGCCGCCTGGCCGGCGGTGGCGTCCCAGACCTTGCCCGCGCCCTCTTTCTTCTGGCCAGGCGCGTAGCTGTGGAATCCGTCACGGTGCGGATGCACGATCCGCATGGCGTCGCCGAGCGTTGAGGTCCAATTGTCTTTTTTGGCCCACGCAGCCCGGCAGCGCCGCAGCGCCTCCTTGACCGTAAGCTGCGCCATCAGCCAGCGCCGAGCGGCGCGGCAAAGCGCAGCAGACCCCGGCCTCGATCGCGAGCGCGCGTTGCCAGCGACCGCTCGGTCACTTGTTTCAGGCGCTGCTCCTCGGTGAGATCGTCGCGGCGTTGCTCAATCGCCAGCCGCTTTTGCTCCTTCGCCGCGCGAATCGCGCCCTTGTCCGCGCCGCCGCCCAAAAAACTTGCCATGCCCGCGCCTCCAGAGATGTAGGTTGTAATCCCGCCCGTCCGGGCCGATGCCTGTCGCTGGGCCGGCATCATAGGCAAAACCGCACCGTTCTGCAAAGCGAATTGACGCGGCGTCCTCGGGATCGATCCAGGTGCGTATCTCCGGCCAGGGCCCATCCGTCGCCACGGCGCGCCAGGGCTCCAGCAACTTCCGGCCCCACGCCAGCGGCGAAACCTGATCGACCCGCTCGGAGAAAGCCGCCAGCATCCAGGCCCTGCCAGGGACGTTTTCAGGATAACACCATACACCCCCGAGCCATTCGCCATCGCGCCAGACCGACCATTGCCACGGCGAGTTATTCAAAATCGCGAGGCTCGTCTCCAGGTCGGCGAGGAAGTGAGCCCGATGCGCCGGGCGAGCTTTCGCTAAGAGTTGCGGGGAGCTCCCCGGCGCGAGCTGGAGCGCGAGAGGCCAGAGCGTTGTCGCCATAATCTTCCTCCGCCGGTATCCTCGCCGCGTCGTCTGCCATCACCAGGGCACGGCGCTCGGCGGCCGTGGTCGGGCTGTGCTGGTCGGCGTCGCCGCCGAGCTGGTCCGGGCGCAGATCGATGAAAAATTCCTGCATGTCAACGCGCAGCCACAGCCCCTCGCGCACCGGAATGGATGGCGCGACGACATGCTCGAAGTCGAGCCGGCACATGTGAATCCGGTTCTTGGTGTCGATCCGCATCACGCTGGCCGGCCAGACCTCGTTGTCGTGGACGCACAGGCGCGGGAGCTGCTTCACGTCGCCCTTGCACAGCGTCCGGACCAGCTCGGGCGAAAGATCGATGTTGGGCTCGCTCACAGCAGCCCCTCCTCGGCGAGAACCTTTTTCGTCGCCAACTCGGCCAAATGTCCGTTGACCACGCCAGCCACGAAAGCCGGGGCGACGCCTCTAACATGCCATGCCGCATCGCTTCGCCCGGCGTCGTCCCACGCACAAACGAAATACCCCGCAACGCCGCCGGTATTGCGCACAAGCTCCCCGAGACTCGCGCCAAGAGCGGCTTCAATTGGAGCCCGCGGCTGCACCAGCGAGATGAATTTTGTGTTGCCCTTGATGCGAACGCGCAGGCGGCAAATTCTATTGCTTGTCACCATCCCGGCACCGCCTCCCCTCCGGTTATGTCGAACTGCCTCGGGCCGGTGCTGTCGCGCGCCGTCATGCGCTCGAATTCGCCGGCCCCCAGCGCACCATAGCACGCCGCATCGCAGGGGTGCGAATAGTCGTTCTTGTTCGGCTTGTCGGCGTAGCGCGCCTCGCCGACGATCTGGACCCGCTTGTAATGCCACGCCCCCAGCAGTCCCTTGTGCAGCATCGGACAGCCGGAGCGCGAGACCAGGAGCCCGGGCTGACCCTCATAATCGCGGCCGCAGGGGCCGACCAGGGCGCGAATCCGGGTATCGATATCCTGGCTCGGAGCCGGGCGCATGTCGAACCCGTGTGTATTCCGCAGGTAGTCGAACGCCGTGACCTCGAAAATCTCATCGCGCCCGACCCCGGCCGGATCGCCGTGGAAGGTGCCGATCAGGCCGGCGGCCAGGTGCTCGGGATATCGCTCTTGCATCGCGCGGGCGACCTCGACACCAAACCGCTCGATTCCCATGTCCAGGCTGACAACCTCGGAGAGAAACAGCAGCGGCCCGCGCGGATGGCGCTGCATGAATACCAGCGAGGGCTGGAGCGTGCCGCCGCCGATATCCGCCCCGGCAATGATCGGAACCCCGGCCAGCGGCTCGATGGTCTCGCGCGAGTGCCGGATCTCGACGTAGTTTGGAACGCAGCGCCGGCCCTCCTGCATGAACACATACAGGCCCTGGGCGTAGCAACGAATCTCCGCGACCGTCTTGTTGGCGAGCATGGTCCCGTAATAGCTCGTTGCGCCGAGCGGGTTCTGCTGCGCCGCCACGCCGGCCAGGGCGTCGAGGTTTTCGCAATCCGGGTTGACGATCCAAAGCCGGTCGGCCGATGGGATTACCTCGATCGGCCATTTATGACCATTGACGACGCCGCCCCTGATCTCGCGGCCCTGCATATCGGGGAAGTTCTCGTCGATCACAACCGCCGCGTCGCCCCGTTTCTCGACTTCCAGCACCCCGGGCGGCTGGTGGAAAAACTCATAGCCGGCCGGGCGCTCCATCCGGTCGGCGCGATAGAGCCAATGGTCGCTGTCGGGCGGGTTGGTATCCATGCCTATCCCGCGCCATGTCGTCGGACGCTCGGACAAGAGATAGCGCCCGACCCGCTCGGTCATGCGGTTAACCACCGTCCGCGGCGTCTCGCGCCCCTCGTTGAAAAAAGCATAGGTCACCTCCAACGACAGCAGCTTTTTCACGTCCGAGGGCTTGTCGAGCGCAATGAACGTGACGTTGATCTCCAGCCCGGAGTCGCGCGGCGCGATGATGTGCTCGGCCGGACTCCGGTGGATGATCGGGCCGAACTGGTTGGGCGGATAAAGCTCGCCGTAGGTCTGCATCGTCGTCGACCGGAGCTCGGGCATGGTGTTGCGCACCACAACCATCCTGGTGCGGCGCAGGCCGGCCGCCCCTTCCTTGGCGCTCGGGCTCCGCGCCTGGCCCTGGCCGATGGGCAGGAACTTGAGCATCGACGTGAGCGACTTGCCGGAGCCAACCGGACCCATGATGCAGGAAAAGAATGCCCGGCTCGCCATGTAGTCGAAGGCGACGGGCGAGCGGTCGAAGTTGTAGCGCCGTCGCGTCACGGTTGCGAGGTTTTCTCGGGCAGGCGGCCCAAGAGCGAGCAAAATCCGCGCTGATCGTCGGGCGGCGCCGGATCGACGCTCCCGCCGGGCGGTGTCGGCGGCCTGGCTTGATGCGGCAGCCGCTCCGGGCCCTTGCCTGGCCGCGTCACGATCCAGCCGGCGGCCTCTTCCAGCCACTCCCAGGCCATGCACCCATCGGCCAGACAGTCGCGCTCCGGATTGATGTTCCGCGCCTGGTGGCATCGGAGCGACTTCGCGACGCCAGCGCTATGGATCATTGCCATGTGAAATCTCCTCATACCGTCGCCCGCGCTGGCAACGCGGGCACTGCCAGCCGACCTCGTGATCGTAAGTATATCCGCGTTCCTTTGCCAGCCCCTCGACCGCCAGGGCCGCCCGGGCGGGCGTCGCGCCGCTTGCCCCCGGTATAGCGCCGCTCTCACGGTCACATCTGGCCGCACCCCCCGCCATCGGGACCAGGGTTTGCGGCGTATCGCAGTGAACCTCGATCCAGTAGGCCATCAAAACTCCTCCCCTGCATACTGGTAAATGCGGACGGTAGTTCGCGCGCCCGGGCCCCAGCGCAACACGATCACGGGCACCACATGCCGGTTGTCATCCTCCAGAATGCCCATGTTGACCAGCGCATCGAGGATGCACTTGGCCAGGTTGTCGGTGTCCACCCGCTGCCGGCCCCGGTATGCCCCGGCCGGAAAGATCAGATCGAGAGCGACCGGCGGCGGCAGCAGGCGGCGGGGCCCATCGGCCATGATCTCGGCCGTGGCAACGCCCATCCAGGCGGCATAAGCCGCCGAGCTTTTATGGTTGTCCCTCCGCAAGGCGTTGACGCTGATCGGCTTGGGCAGCGAGAGCTCGCGCAGCAGCTCGCCGAGAACCAGGCCGGTCATTCCATCGCCTGCCAATACTTGCACGCTGGCAACCCCGCATCGATCGATTGCGGCGGGGTTTTCAACCCGATATCACGGCGCGCGGTGGCGGCCTTCTGGCACTGCACGGTCACGGTCTGGCCCATGTGCGAGAGCATCGGATTGGCCAACGCGCAGTTGCCGCAACGCCGCGGTGGAGGGATCATCCGCTGCTCCTCGGTATCCTCGGGAAAGTGGAACATGCCATCGCGCATATTTTCCCGCATCCAGTCGGTGATCTCCATCGGTCACGCCCCCGGCAGCGGATAGTCGGCCGGGCGCAGCGTCGCCAGTGCAATGACAACCGACACCGGGCAATGCTTGGTCTGCGCCCGCGCCGTCGTGATCGAGGGTTTCGCCGCCATCGCCGCATCGGGCCCGCGATCGTCGGTGATCAGGGCCCGCAGCACGTCGCCCACCGCGAGCTGCATCTGGCCTTCCGCGCCAGGCTCGATCGGCGTGCAGATCAGCGCCGCCCAATAGAGTCGAGCGCCGCCGGCAATGTCCATCTGTCCGGTCTGTTCCTCATACGCCATCGTCGTTCCTTCCATAGTTGACTTCAACGGCGGCCGAGGCGACCACCGACTCGACCCTCCCGGTTTTGTGCCGGCCGTAAACATAGCTGATCTTGCCCCATGCGCCATGATCGACACCGGCCAGTTGGTGCAGCCGGGCGCGGAGCGCCTGCGCCAGCAATTGACCGTCGACGCCCTGGCCCTCCGCCGTCCGGACATGGCCGGTCGCGATGTAGAGCCGCCCGCCCTCGACGGGCAGCTCCACGGGGCTACACCACTCGACCCTCACTTGTTGTCGCCGACTTCGACCTCCGGCGGCGGCGCGGGCCGAGACGTGGCAACCGGGGCGGATATCGCGATTTCGCAGGGCAGGTCGGCGAACGCATCGACTAGCCCCTGGCGCGCCGAATTGGCGGCCTCATACGCGGCGACCACATCGACGCCGTTCTGGCTTTTCTGCGGCACGAACACCGTGCCCTTGATCTCAAACTTGAATCCATGCTCTCGCGCCATGTCTGGCTCCTTTCAGGTTGATGTTGGTGGCTGGGTTGGTCTCCTCTTTGGCGTGGCCCCATTAAGCGCCCGGCGCGGCCCCTCTGTCAACAGCGCCGCGCCTCACGCCGTGCTTGATGCATATCCGCGAGCAATATGCCTCATGCAGCCCGACCTCGGCCGAGATCGCCAGCAGCTTCCAGCCGGCGCGGCGCAGCTCCATGACGCGGCGCACCCTGAAGCGCCGCAGCGCACGCCGCTCCTCGGCCCGCGCCAGGTGGTCGCGCACATGTTCGCGCGCCCCCAGCGGATCGAAGCCGTGAACCTTGGCGAAGGCGGCCGACACCGCCGCGTCGATCTCAGCAGGGTCCAGCATCGTCAGCCGTCCCTCTCCGGCGGCGGCAGTATCTCGAACCCGGTCCAGACCTCAGCCTCGGCCGCCTCGGCCGGCGAGCGCCCGTCGAATAGGTCGAACGCCTGGCCGAGCAGGTGCAACGCCTTTACTTTGTCGTGAAAGTGGATTTCGACCGGCACGCCGTCCTCCAGCTTGATCTTGGAGATCGATTTCGCCGTGTGGCGCGGCAAATCATGGATATTTCGCAGTCTGGTGATCGCCTGGGTATCCGAGCCCTCGCTGTTTGCCCGCTGATCGCCCTGGTGCCCCTCCAGGTCCTGGGATAGCCCAGCATCGCCCTCGCTCTCAGCGGCCGCCTGCAGCGCGACATGCACCGTCTCGAATAATTCGGTCGGATCGGACAATCCGATGAAACCGAGCTCGGCGATAATGGCGTTGCGAGAGATGTTGATCCTGATCGCCTCGCGCCGAATCAGCGCCCGGCAATAGCGGTTGCAGTCCTCGCGATCGCGCCACTTATGGCCGGTGTTCTCATGCACGCCCACGCGCCGCGAGGCTTCTGCACTGTTAAACCGTGCAGGTCCCACATAGAGTTCGCACCATTTTGCCCTGAGAGGTTCCAGCCTGGTCCGTAGTGCCAGCACGACCCGCTCGACTTCCTGGGCTGTGGCCAGTTCGCTTTGGTCGTATTCTTCGAGCAATGCGGCTCTTTGGGTCATCTGGTCGCCTTCCGCTGGTATGCTGCCAGGTCATCGTCGGTGATCATGCCTTTGGCTCGGAGCGTTGCGAGCTGGCCTTCGGTTGGGGCCAGGGTCGAGACTTTCGCCATCACCGCCCCGTTGACCACGTTGTGGACCAGATCGGCCATTGCGACCAGTGCGGCGCCCTCTTGCTGCCTTGCAGTGCCGGGGCCGGCGCGCCTTGGTGCGCTGGCCGGCTCCGGCGGGGCAGAGGTTTTTCCTTTTGGCCTTTTGGCGGTTGATCCCTTTCCCTTCCTCTCCCCCTCTCGCACTCTCCCTCTCTCTATCCCTATCCCTATTCTATCTCTATTCTTTCTCTCTCTCTCTATCGGTAGGGCTATGGATAGGGCTTCCGATAGGGCTATCGATAGGTCTATGTCGATCGAGGTGCTGATCTCGTGGAAATACGGGGTTGCGTCGTGTTGGATCACCAGTTTTTCGCAGGCGTTTTTTGCCATTGTTCTCATGTCGATAACGGCGTCGAGGTCGGACCACCCCATCGAGGATTGATAGGCGGAGAGCA